CTGGTGTATTGTTTGTAGTATCGCAAACAACACGGAAATCAGTAATACCACGGCGACCTTGAACATCACGCAGGTATGGTTCTACTAAGTTTACAAACTGAGCACGAGTAAATTGGTCGTTAAATTCAAATAAGGTTGAACGAGCTGCACGAGCAATTGACTTCTCAAGCACAACAAAAAGACGGCGAACATTAATACGGTCAAATACTGAAGGACGATTTAACATTGTCTTATCACCAAACAGAATTGTACCTTCACCTTGGAATGTTACAACTGGATTGATACCTTGAACATACAAGTTATCACGTTCAGCTTTAGTTGGATTATAAGCCAACTTAATAACATTCTTAATGATACCACGATTTAAACCGCCAGGTGAGAACCATGGGTCACGCTCAAGGTCTGTGCGAGCACAAACACCAGCTATGTCACCATTTAATGGCACATAACGATAAACATCATTGTATTTGTCATATTGATATTTGTAACCAGAATCCAATATAGCATAGGATGAACTTGTTAATCCTGCACGGAAAGAAAGAATACTTGTCGATTCTGAACCTGCATTGTTAACAACAGAAGCTCTGGTTGGAGACAAAAATACTAAACAATCTTTACGAGTTTCAGCAATAGTAATTAAACTTGCTGCTACTGTTGCATTTCCTGGTCCAGAAATAAGTAACGATACATCAACAACATCTGGATTAGAAAGGAATCCATATGCAGTAATAATTTGAGCAGCAGCAATTGTACCATTTGCACCAGCACTCAATGATGAATACCATGGGTTGTTTAGACTTGTATATGTTGTTCCTGAAGCTGCAGTTCCCCAATTAGATGAACCAGGCTGATGTGCCATCCACCAAACGTATCGTGATTGTTCATTTAAAACTGTTTTATAAAAACTTGAAGATCCATCATTAGAAATTGCATCAGATGCTTTAGAAACAAAAGCATATTTTTCTAATACTGTGTTTGCAGTACCACTAAATTTACCATCTTCGTCAATAACGATGATATGCATTTCATCACCACTACCACCTTTATCTGTTACATACGATGATGTACCTGGAGCAACACCAAATTGGTCAGCATATTGCCATTTCTTTAAAATTGGTGTAGAATTGGCTACGTTAGCAGTAAATGCTGTTGCAACAATAATTGCGGTTGCGTTAACAGAAGCAACACGAATGTATGATGTTCCACCATTAACAGAAATTAAATCGCCGGCAGCAATATTTGCAGCTGCATTTGCATTACCTTGAACATTAATAACTGTTGTAGTGTCTGCCAAATAGTTAAGAGCGTTTGTTCGTAAACTATCTGTAACAGTTAAGTTAGCAGAAAAAGCCTGTGAAGATGGGCAAATAGAAACACGCAACGAATTGCCTAAATCGCCAGCCCAACGAGCTGCAAACGGTCCATAAGTTGCGTTTGATGCGTTTTCGTGGTTATTTTCATAATCACTTTCATTTTCAATCAAAATACCGGATGCGTTAGCAGTGGCATTAAGAGTAGATGTCGTGTTAGCGGCACGAACAATTTTTAGATTATTTGAATATGCAAGAAAATTTGCAGTTGAGAACCAGTATTCATAATTTGTGCTGTCTGGCTTACCAAAACGGTCAACAAGAGTAACCTCGTCAGACACGGTAACCACTTCATTTACTGGACCCCAATTAAAATTTCCAGCAATACCACCGATTGAGGTGGCAACGGAAGGAACAATTGTGGTCAGGTCAATTTCTGATACATTTATTCCAGGTGATAGCTGAAATGCCATGGATTTCTCCTTAGTTTACGGGTCAATTTTTTCTTTATAGACTATTTAGTTTTTTAGAAAGTTGATACGGAATAGCCTGGAGGCAGGTGTGGTTTTTCTTTTTCTTCTTTCCAAATATCTCCGTCTTCCACAATAAGTTCATCTTCACCTCCATTCATTATGAATCCAAATGGAACCACTTCTTCCTCAATCTGTTTTATTCTTTCTTGGTACATTGCTTCACGAATATTAACATCACTCATTTCTCTAAAATACGGGTTAGTCGTTAGCCAACTAAACAAAACTAACGGCATGACCAAATCGTCATGGTAACCATCGTCTGCCTGATAACTATCTCTTACTTGAATAAAGGTAGAGATTTCAGATATCACATCAGCGTCAAACACTAGAAGTTTCTTTTCTTCTAACAAAGACTTAAATGTGAAACATCCAATTCGTTTAACTCTCTTGTCGGTATTTACACCCAACTGAGTTTTGCCACCACCAAAACCACCAGAAACCACTTGGCCTGTCTTGGTACTTCGGTTGACAAACACTAAATTACCATACTCTAATTCATTGTGAAGAATGTGAGCCACCTGTTCACTACTGTTTGTTTCAATCAACACATAAGCGTCATTGAAATCTCTTGCTACTTTATGTATGATTGTTGGGTATAACATAGGAGCAATTTTGTTATCTCGGTACTTACCCACTAACTTATAAGGAACTTCGGTAATATCAATGATAACAAATGCCGAGTAATCTCCACCCACTCCTTTTGCCGTGTCAGCTACGATTACATAACTGTGTGGTTTTCTCACAAGCTTTTCTTCATCGTCCCTTTCCGCCTTGATTGGATACTCATATAGGTCGAGTCCGTCTTTTGAATAGACCGTAGGACAGGTCGACATATATTCAATCGTGGATGAGTCAATTAAAGTTAAACTTGACCCAAGGAACTTACAGAGAACCTCTTGGTTATATTTGAGTTCGCCAAGTTGCCGCCTTTGTTCTAATGCCCAAGCCTCATCTCTGCCGGGAATACGGCTATAAGGAATAAACATTGGAATAAAATCATTAACCTTATTCACAGCATCATTCCAAAACTTCCAAAAGTGGTTGTAACCAAGTGGTGTGGAAGTAATTAAAATCTTTGTTGTTTGACCAGCAGAGATAACTGGATAAACCGCAGTAAAGAATTGGTCTGCAATTGTATTTGGAATAATTGCAGCTTCGTCAATATACAATAAGTTAACAGACTTACCACGAATACCAGCTGCAGTTGTTGCCGCTGTAAACACAATAGAACCATTTTCTAATTCTACATCACCTTTATTCCATGTTTTAACACCTTGTTGCATCCACGGTGGCAAATATTCAAACATCAACTGATACCGGGACATAATCTCACGAGCAGTAGATGCTTTGTTTGCAAGAATAGCAACAGTTTTGGATTCTTGAAACAATGTATACCATAAAATGTATGCAGCCGCAACCGTAGTTTTACCTTGCTGACGACCTTCCATAATAATAACTTTACGATTATTATGAATCGTTTCTACTTTTTCTTTTTGGCAATCGTAAAGTTTGAACGGTTGAATACCATGGTCTAGTGTAACTATGTAACAATAGTTATCAATAAAATAAGTTGGATTCTCAACACACTTTGCTAACTCTAAAACTTCTTTTTCGGTATAAGATAAATCTATACCTGCACGTTTTAGACTTGCATTACCATTATAACCATTATTATTCATTCAATTATTTTGTAAAACTTCTTAACATCCAACCTTGTTTTTGATGTTGGTCTAAAATGTCTTGTAGAAAATTACCAACGGCTGGCTCATTTGCACCTTCAGCTGCGGCAATACCAGCACGCAAATGCATCATATATCTTTCGTTATCATTTTTTAGATTTGACAACATTGTTAATGCTGATGGAACGGTATCTGTTTCTTCAATATCAGATAGTTCTAACATTCTACTTAATGATACTGGTGCATATGAATTTAAGGCACGAATATGTTCTGCGATTGGGTCAACATTGGCAAAAACGCCAGTGTAAAAATTACCTAAAAAATCATGGTATTGTGCAAAATCTGGACCCTCAATATTCCAATGATATGAGTGTGCCTTAAAATACAACCCAAAGGTTGTACCTAAAATTGTTTTCATTTGTTCAATTAATTGTTCCATGGTATTATTTATTCTCTCTAATTTGTTTAAGTAATTCTGCGGTAGATCCAACAAATACTGCTTTCTCAACATTAATAGATTGATTGTTTATCTCAACTGGTCGTAAGCTTTGTTTTTGTTTTTGAATCTCTAACAAGTCTTTGTTCAAGTCACCTAATGTTTTAATAAAATTAGCGGCAACTTCATATGCTCGTGGGTGCTCAGATTCTTGTGCAACTAACAATAG